GACGATCTGGCGCTCCTGACCCGGCCTCGGTCGGTCACGGTCAACGCCAACGCGGACACCACGGCGGCGGCAGCCCGTCTGGCCGACCTCGCCCGGAACCGCACGGCGACGATCCACACGAACGTCAACGGCTCCCAGGCTGCACAGGCCGAAGGGCTGATCTCCAAGATCACGGGTGCGGCCTTCTCGGCCGATGGCGCCGTGGCGGGCCTGGCCTCCAAGGTCGCTCTCCTCGGCTCCGCCGCGCCCCTCGTGGGCTCGCTGGTCAACGTCGTGGCGGCCATCGCCCCGGCGGCAGCCCTGGCGGTCCCTGCGGTTGCGGCTCTCGGCTCGGCCTTCGGTGCCATCAAGCTGGGCACGGCCGGACTCGGCAACGCCTTCAAGGCGGCCTTCGCCCCCACGGACTCCACCAAGGCCGTCCAGTCGGCCAACCAGGTGGCCAGTGCCGAGGAGGGCGTCAAGAAGGCTGTTGAGCAGGTGGCCGTGGCCCGTGAAAACGCGGCCTCGGCGAACCAGGCGGCTGCCCGCCAGGTCGTCAGTGCGGAGCGGGACCTCACTACCTCGCAGCAGCAGGCCAAGCAAGCCCAGTTGGACCTGAACACGGCCCGCGAGGAGGCCATCCAGAACCTCCGGGACCTTCAGAACCAGCTCACGCATTCGGCCCTGGACCAGCGTTCGGCCACCCTGGCGGTCGAGCAGGCTCAGCAGGACCTGTACAAGGTCCTGGCCGACCCGACGGCGAGCGAGCTTCAGCGCGAACAGGCGCAGCTCACGTACGACGAGGCCAAGCAGAACCTCGCGGACCAGACGCAGAAGCAGAAGGACCTCCAGAAGCAGGTCGCGGCTGCCGACAAGGCCGGGGTCGAGGGCGCCAAGAACGTCATCGACGCCAAGAAGGCCCAGGCGCAGGCCAACCAGGACGTCAAGGACAAGGAGCAGGCCCTCGCGGACGCCAGGGCGGCTCAGGCCAAGACGGCCCGGGACGGCCAGCGTTCGATCGCCCAGGCCCAGCAGGCCGTTGCCGACGCTCAGCAGCGCGTGGCCGAGGCCCAGCTCTCTGCGGCCTCCGGTACGAACAAGCTGAACGACGCGCTCTCGCGCCTGTCCCCCAACGCCCGTGCGTTCGTGGCCTCGGTGCAGGGTCTGAAGCCCGCCTGGGACGCCATGCAGCTCGGCGTCCAGGACCGTCTGTTCGCCGGGATCGGCAGCCGGCTCAGCGATGTGGGCTCGCGGGTCATCCCGATCCTTCGGGGCGGCCTGGAGGGCACCGCAGGCGTCCTGAACCGGATGGCCAAGAGTGCTCTGGATGCGGTCGACAACCTGGCCAAGACCGGGATGCTCAAGAAGATCATGGACGGGGCCGCCAAGTCCCTGTCGCCGCTGAGCAGGATCCCGGGCCAGCTCGTCACCGCCTTCGGGCAGGTGGCCGTGGCAGCCCAGCCCGCCTTCCAGAAGATCACCAAGGGCGCGGCGGGAGTCGCGGACAAGATCTTCGACAAGCTGGGCAAGGCCTTTAAGTCCGGCGCCATGCAGAAGGCCATCGACCAGGCGGTCAGCCTGCTCGGCCAGTTGATGGACGTCGGCAAGAACGTCTTTTCGATCCTCGGCGACATCTTCATGGCCGGGGCCAACACCGGTGGCGGCACCATCGGGATGCTGAAGACGATCACTGGTGAGATCGCGAAGATCACCTCCAGCAAGGAGGTACAGGGCGGCCTGAAGGCCCTGTTCTCGGTGATGGGCACGATCGCCAAGACGGTGGCCCCGCTCCTCGGCACGGCCCTGAAGTTCGTGGGCCAGATCTTCGAGAAGCTCGGCCCGCCGATCGAGACCGTCGTGAAGGCTCTGGGCGACGCCCTGAAGCCGGTGATCGACGCTCTGGGCCCGGTCCTGGTGATCCTCGCGGACGCCATCGGCAAGATCCTGGTGGCCCTCTCGCCCCTGATCCCGGTGATCGGGCAACTGCTGGCCACCGCGCTCAAGCCGCTGGGTCCGGTCTTCGCGGTCATCGCCAAGGTGATCGAGAAGCTCGCCCCGGTGATCGCGACCGTGGCCGATGCGCTGGGGCCGATCCTGACGCCGATCATCGAAGGCCTCGGCAAGATCCTGGGCGACCTGGTCAGCAAGTACGCGGACGTGTTCCTCCAGATCCTTCAGGAGCTGGCTCCGGTCATTCCGCAGCTCGTGCCGCCGCTGATCGACATGGGCAAGTCCCTGGGCAACCTGCTGCTGGCGATCGCGCCGCTGCTGCCTCAGCTCCTGCTGATGAGCACGCAGTTCCTGACCAAGGTGCTCCCGGCGATCCTGCCGCTCCTGCCTCCGCTGCTCCAGCTCGTGGACCTGCTGGTCCGGCTGGCCGTCTGGGTGATCGAGAAGGTCGTCCTCCCGGCCATCCAGGGCCTGATCGACTTCGTGAAGGACATGGGGCGCAAGCTCCAGCCCTTCATCGATGCGGTCAAGCACGTCTGCGAGTGGATCGCGGACAAGTTCCAGTGGCTCTACGACAAGCTGGTCGGCCACTCGATCATCCCGGACCTGATCAAGAAGATCCGGGACTGGTTCAACACCGGCAAGCAGTGGATCAAGGACATCTGGAACGCCGTCTGGAACAACACCGTCGGCCGCGCCGTGGATGGCGCCAAGGCGGTGGGCAACCGGGTGGCGGGCTTCGCCAAGGCCGTCCGGGACCGGTTCAACGACGCCAAGAGCTGGGTCTCCAGCGCTTGGAAGAGCCTGTGGACCGGAGTGGCCGACCGCGCCACCTCCATGGCCAAGTCCGTCGGTGACGGCGTCCGTGGCTTCAAGAACAGCGTCGTCGGCTTCTTCAAGTCGGCGGTCGACGGGATCAAGTCGGCCTGGAGCAAGCTCTCCGACATCGCCAAGAAGCCCGTGCGGTTCCTGGTGGAGACGGTCTTCAACAACGGTCTGCGCAAGGTCTGGAACAACACGGCGGCCAAGCTGCCGGGTATCGGATCGATCCCGGCGATGGCGCTCCCCCGGGGCTTCGCCACCGGCGGCATCCTGCCGGGCTACACGCCTGGCCGGGACGTCCACCGGTTCGTCTCCCCCACGGGCGGCGTGCTGGACCTGTCCGGCGGCGAGGCCATCATGCGGCCGGAGGTCACCCGGGCCGTAGGCCGGGGCGGCATCAACGCCCTGAACGCGGCGGCCCGTACGGGCGGCGTGGCCGGAGTCCAGGCTCTGCTGGCCAAGGGGCTCCCGCACCGCGCCTACTGGGGCGGCGGCATCTGGGACGCCGTCACCGACAACCCGGTCACCAACACGCTGAAGAGCGTCGTGAGCGGTGGCGTCGACCTCCTGAAGAAGGGTGCCGACTGGGCCCGGGGCGGCGTCGCCGACCTGGCCGAGAAGACCTTCAAGGCCCTCCTCGGGGTCAGCTCCCTGAAGGTCGATCCGGGCAAGGCCACCTGGTCCGGCCTGGTGGGCAACGTCCCGGTGATGCTCGCGAGCAAGGTCGTGAGCTTCATCAGGGGCAAGGAGGACGACGGAGCCGGAAGCAGCGCAGCGCTGAAGGGCTACAAGCCCTCGGCGGGCGTGAAGCAGTGGACCTCTGTGGTGCTCCAGGCCCTGAAGGAGGTCGGACAGCCGGCCAGCTTGCTCAGCTCGACCCTGCGGCGCATGCAGCAGGAGTCCGGCGGCAATCCCACGATCGTCAACAAGTGGGACAGCAACTGGCAGGCGGGTCACCCGTCGGTCGGCCTCATGCAGGTCATCGGCCCGACGTTCCGGTCCTATGCAGGGAAGTACCTCAAGCGAGGGCCCTTCCTGTATGGGACGTCGGTCGACCCGCTGGCCAACGTGTACAGCTCGATGCGGTACGCCCTCGGGGCGTACGGGTCGCTGCACAAGGCGTACGACCGTCCCGGCGGTTACGCGAAGGGCGGTTTCCCCCGCACCGGAGAGGTCGCCTGGGTCGGCGAAGAGGGCCCGGAGTTGCTGAGGTTCCTGCCCGGCGGTATCGAGGTCATCCCGCATGACCGCTCGATGCGCATGGCCGCCCAGATGGGGCCGGTGCCGGGCTACGCCAAGGGCGGGGTCATCTCCGCCACGGGCAAGGGCAGCATCGCCGCCGTCATCGGCAAGGCGTTCCTGGAGGGTCTCCAGGGCTCCACCACGGAGATCAAGAACGCCATCGCCAAGGTGACCACCGCGATCAAGAACGCCTTCAAGGGCGTGAAGTCGTCCATAGACGACAAGCTCCTGAAGTCGCTGGCCTCTTCGAGCACCAAGCTCCAGGCGCTTGCGACACAGCGGGACAAGATTGCGGCGAACATCGCGGCAGCGCAGCAGTTGGCCACGGACCAGACGGCCGCCGGGAAGTCCTTCGCGGCGTTGACGTCCCTGCCGAACGGCGGGAACACCTTCGACGCGTCGGGCATCCTCCACGGCCTGAACGTCCGTCTGGGCCAGCTCAAGGCCTTCTCGGCCAACCTCGGCAAGCTCGCCAAGATGGGGCTCTCCAAGGAGCTGCTCCAACAGATCATCTCGGCGGGCCCCGACTCGGGAGCCGCGTACGCACAGGCTCTGGTCAACGCAACCCCGGATCAGCTGAAGTCGATCAACGCCACCCAGGCCGCGATCGACAAGGCCAGCGCTTCATACGGGAACGCGGCGGCCGACGCCATGTACGACGCGGGGTCCAAGGCGGGCGACGGCTTCCTGGCTGGTCTGAAGGCCCAGCAGAAGGCCATCGAGAACCAGATGTCCGCCCTGGCCAAGGCGATCCAGAAGGCCATCAAGAAGGCGCTGAAGATCAAGAGCCCGTCCCGGGTCATGGCCGAGATCGGCGAACACGTCGGTCAGGGCCTCGTCATGGGCATGGACTCCACCCACCAGGCGATCGTCACGAGCGCCAACCAGATGGCGGGGGCGGTTCAGCGCGGTGTGGGCATCGAGCCGGCTGCCCGGCAGGAGCGGGCTCAGCCGAACGTGACCTTCAACGCCAACGTCACGGACAAGCCGACCAGGCAGACGGTCATGGAAGCCCTGCGCGACTACCACGCCCTCTACAGCGCCCAGATCGCGATGTGATGAGAACCCGGAGGGGCATGCATGGCCATCTTCGTACGCCCTTCCGGGATCACCCCGGGCGGCTACAACCCGCCTCCGGTCCAACCGTTGGAGGTGCCCAGCCTCTCCTGGACGGACTCCCAGGGGCGCATGACGCTCCTGTCCGACTGGGAGAACGGCTGGGTCCTCCAGCCCGGCACCCGGGGCCTGGATCTGCCCGGGTTCGACTTCTACACGGATGCGTCACCGCAGATCGACGGCAACGCACTGCGGGGCCTGCATGCACAGGCCCGGGAGATCTTCCTCCCGGTCGTTCTCTTCGGATCGGACCGGGCAGACTTCATGGCCCGCAAGCGGTCCTTCCTGGCGACCCTGAACCCCCGCCTGGGGCCCGGGACGCTGACGGTGACCGAGGCCGACGGCACGTACCGCACGATCGGGGCGTACTACGTCTCGGGCGTGGAGGGCGACACCGGGCAGGACGCCTCCGGCATGCGCTGGCAGAGCATGGGGATCACGCTGTCGTGCCCCAGCCCGTACTGGCTTGGCGAGTCGATGCACCTGGAGTACGGCGCCGGGGCCACTGGCAACTTCTTCCCGGTCCTGCCCGTGGTCGTCCGGGACTCCCAGGTCCTCGGCTCCACGGTCATCGACAACCCTGGCGACGCTTCGGCGTTCCCGGTCTGGACGATCCACGGACCCGCCACGTCGGTGGTCATCTCCAACGACTCCACGGGCCTGAGCTTCTCCGTGACGGCCGCTCTCGGCTCCTCGGACGTCCTGGTCGTGGACGCCCGCGAACGGGTCCAGACGGCCATCCTGAACGGCACGACGAACTGGTGGCCCAACCTCGCCGCCACCTCGGATCTGTGGAGCCTCCAGCCCGGCCTGAACAACGTCTCCCTGACGCTGGTGGGCACGAACAGCAGCACCACGGTCCAGCTCGACTACCAGCCCCGCTTCCTCACCGCGTAGGAGGTGGAGATGGCCTTCGACGCCCCGCCGGTCACCGTCCAGGTCCGGGACCAGAACCTCCAGATCCTCGGCGTGGTGGACGACTTCACCTCACTAACCATCACTCCGCGGTTCAACGCCGTGGGGGCGTTCGTCCTGAACATCTCGGCGGACTCCCCCAAGGCTGACCTCCTGATCCCCGGCAACGGCCTGATCATCCGCCGGGGTTCGGACGTGCTGATGTCCGGCCCGATCCGGGAGCCGAACTGGTCCTCGGGAGACGGCGGCAGCGGGACGCTGACGGTCAACGGCGTGGACGACATGACCCTCCTCGCCGGGACGACCTGCTGGCCCGACCCGACGGCCGCACCGGGCTCCCAGACGGACCCGGTGTACAAGATTTCCGGGGTCGTGGCCGAGACGGCCATGCGGGCCCTGGTGAACCTCAACATCGGACCCGGAGCCCAGTCGGCCCGCAAGATCTCGAACCTCACGCTGGCCGCCGACGGTGCCCATGGCGCGAGCATCACCAAGCAGGTCAACCAGTTCGACAACCTCCTGACCGTCCTCCAGGACATCGCCAAGACGGCCGGGTTGGGCTTCCGGATCGTCCAGGTCGGGGCCAACCTCCAGTTCCAGGTCTACGAGCCGGCTGACCTCTCGGCCTCGGCGAAGTTCTCCTCCAAGCTCGGCAACCTCACCGACGCCTCGTACTCCGTGACGGCCCCGACCTGCACCAAGGCCATAGTGGTGGCCGGAGGCAGCAGCAGTCCCCGCGTGGTGCAGGTGTACACCCGGGCGGACCCGGCCTTCCCCGGACCGTGGATCGAGCAGTTCGCGGACCTCACGAGCGTGGACACCGCGTCTGTTGACCTCACGGCCCAGATGGACCAGGCCGCGAACGAGGCCCTGACCTCCGGGGCGGCACAGGGCAACCTGACCATGACCCCCATCGACACGCCGCTCCTCCAGTTCGGGCGGGACTACACAGTGGGCGACAAGGTCTCCTGCCAGGTGCGGGACGACTTCTTCTCGGACGTGGTCCGGGAGGTCAACATCACCTTCGACGCACAGGGCGGATACGTCGCCAAGGCCGTCGTCGGCTCCTCGGACTCCACGAACAACCAGGACGTCCTGGCCCGCCAGTTCCAGTACATCGCCCGCATCTTCAACCGGCTGAGGCACCTGGAGACGCGGAAGCCCTCGTAATCCCAAGGAGACACCCGTGGCCCAGAGCAGCTTTCCCTTCGGCTCCTCGCAGATCACCACTGAGGACCAGTGGTCGTCGTACTTCCGGATGGCCCAGGTGGACGGCGTCTTCGCCACGAGCGAGAACGGCACGGACCTGAAGGTCACGGCCTCGAACGCCTCCACGGTCTCGGTCGCCGCCGGTGAGGCGTGGATCCAGGGGACCTACTACTCCAACAGCGCCGCGCTGAACGTGAGCGTCCCCACCAACTCCGGTGGCGGCTCGGCCCGCAACGACCTGATCGTCCTGCGGCGGGATCCGTCGGCGGACGCCACCACGGTCCAGTACAAGACGGGCGGCACGAGCTTCCCGTCCCTGACGCAGACCCTCAACGGCACCTGGGAGATCCCCCTCGCGCGGGTCACGGTGGCCGCTGGAGCGTCTGTCGTGCCTCCGTCGGGGGTCACGGACGTCCGGTGGTTCGTAGGCCGTCCTGCGGTCTTCGGCAGCTCTGCCTACCGCCGTCCTCCGGTCCGGGGCCAGATCCACGTCGACAACGGCACGGACTTGTACCTCGGCGACGGCACGAACTGGAACTTCCTCGGGACCGCCGAGGACCCGGCCGCCAAGACCTACACGCCCGTCTGGGACACGGGCGGCACGGTCATCAACTGGGGCTCCGGCGCCCAGAACATCGGCAGGTACAAGCGCCTGGCGGGCAACGTCTACTTCGTCAAGATCCAGCTCACCCCGACCGGGAACCCGGCGGGGATCGACGGTCCGATGCGAGTGACGCTGCCGTTCAACGTCCAGGGGGCCACGCGCGAGCTGTTCAACGTGTCCTTCACCCAGGCCTCGGCCAACGGCGGTCTGTCCTTCGTCGGTACCGGCATCACGTACCCGACCGAGGCGCCCAACAAGATCACGCGCATCCGGGTCCCGATGTCCGCCTCCGCGACCGGTACCCCGTCATACGGCCAGGTCAACAGCGCCAACATCGAGAACAACACGCCCTTCAACATCCAGAGCGGCGACATCCTCACGATCACCGGCGTGATCGAAGCGGCCTGACCCCCACACCCACAACGAAGGAGGGGCCATGGCCCGTCATCTCTTCGGTGGCTCCCCCGCCGATGTCACCGTGTCCCAGTCGGGCACGTCGCTGGTCCTGGAGCCCGGCTCGGTCGGTACGGCCTGGGACGCCCTCAGCGGCGGCACCCAGATCACCGACCTGACCGACCTGTCGGGCAATCCGATCGTCTCGGTCACCTCCGACACGTACTCGATGATCAGCTTCTACGGTCCGGACGGCGTGACGGCCCTGTACTTGGACTTCGGCTTCGCGGGCGGCCGTGTCCGCATGCAGGCCACCGACCTCGGTGACGCCATCGCCGATCTGGAGACCACCAAGCTCGATGTCGCTGCCGACTTGAGGTCTGGCGGCACCATCACGGGCGACCTGACAGTGTCGGGCCGGCTCAGTGGACCGATCGGCCCGTACGGCGTCATCGCCCCGTCCCGGAACACTCCGGCCTGGCGGCCTGCGGTCAACGGTCTGTCGTTCCAATTCCAGGCCGGTCACGGCTGGACGGCGAACAACGCGGCTTCCAGCAACCTGAACAACACGGCGGCCTTCGTACGCGGCACCCAGTGCGCCTCGATCACCACGAACACCAGCGCCGGGGCCGCCAACCTCCGGAAGTTCGCCATGCCCGCCATGGATCTGACGGACAAGGCGATCCGCCTGATCTGCCGGATAGACGACATCACCAAGGTCAGCGACATCAACTTCTTCGTCGGCACTTCCAGCCTGGCCAACAACTTCAAGTGGCGCCTGTGGGAGATCTCGGCCACCTCGCAGCTCGGCTCCAGTGGCGAATGGATCACCTTGACGTTCGGCTGGTCTTCGCTGAACTCCGCATCCGGCTCGTACACCATCAGCTCCACCGGCGTCCCGAGCACCACCACGGGCTTCACGGACTTCGAGGTCCAGGCCATCGCCACCAACGGCAACGCCATCACGCTGGATGTCCAGGCCGTTGAGGTCATCGACGGCACGACTGCGACCTTCCCCAACGGCGTGGTGAGCATCGTCTTCGATGACGGAGCCCAGTCGATCTACGACTACGCCAGGCCCGTCATGGACGCGTATGGGTTCCAGGGCACCAACTACGTCATCGTGCAGAACCTCGGCACGGGCAACTACATGACGACCGCCCAGAACCAGACGCTCCAGAACTTCAGCGGCTGGGAGGTCGGTTTCCACGCCTACGCGACCGCCATGCACGACAACCGGTACACCGCGTACACGGCGGCCCAGGTCGATGACGACCTGCGCAAGGGCAAGCAGTGGCTCGTAAGCAACGGCTTCCGGGGCGAGGGCATCGCTTACCCGGGCGGCGAGTACCAGAAGACCACCGACGGCGTGGGCATCGACTCCATCGCCAACCGGTACTTCTCCACCGGCCGCACCATTCTGTTCCAGACCGGCTACCCCACCGAGACCTTCCCTGCCGGGATGCCGATGCGAATGCGCGCGGTCTCCTCGATCAGCTCCACCCAGGTGGGCGCGAACAACCCGGCCAACCTGGTGGCGGCGGGCGGCCTGCTGGACAAGTGCCAGCTCGCGGGTGGCTGGCTGATCCTGACCTTTCACAAGATCACCACTGGCGCGGCCACGGTATCGACTGAATGTTCCCAGGCCGACTTCCAGACGATCATGGCGGGGATCTCCTCGCGGGGAATCCCCGTGGTCCCGGTCAGCGACGTCATGCGGCTCTACTCGTAAGGGGGCGTCGATGATCAAAGACATCGATCTCAAGTACCAGGGCGGGGTCCTTACCACCTCGAAGAACGTCGCGATCGGGGGCAGCCTCACCGTCGGGGGTGCCTCCGTCATGTCGGGTGGGTGGGTCCCGTCCGATCACGGGATGATCTCGTGGTCCGGTGACCCGTCGAACGCGACGACCAACTCCACCCCGGCCAACGGATCCATCTACCTGGTCCGGCTGAACCTCCGGTACGCCACCACGATCACGAAGGTCTGGTGGTGCCACACGTCAGCGCCCAACACCCCGACGTCCGGGCAGAACTTCGCCGGGCTCTACTCCTCGGCGGGCACCCTGATGTCGTCGGCCAACATCGACGCCAAAACCGGCAACGGACCGCAGAGCGCGACGCTTGACGCCGCCCAGGCCGTCTCGGCAGGGAGCTTCGTGTGGGCGGCGTTCATGTTCAACGCCACGACTCCGCCCACGCTGCTGAAGCACGGCGGCAACACCGCTTCCGGGAACATCATCAACCTCTTGGCGACTACTGCTCGGTGGGCGGTCAACGGGACCACGACCGGGCTCACCGCGCTGCCATCGTCCATCACCCCGTCCAGCAACTCGCAGACCGGCGTCCAGGCGTACTGGGCTGCCGTGAGCTGACCAAGCCCCCGGCCCCGGGAGTTCCTGGGTGTGGTTCGCCCTGGGGCCGGGCCCCTTCCCCGCGCTGGATCTTCCTGCGCACATCCCGCAAGGAGGTCCCCTTGTTGCTCCCTGAGCTGCTCAGAATCGCCGCAGCCGAGGACTCCAGCCCCGATGTCGGCCAGCTCATAGGCCAGTTCGTCCAGTACGGCATCGTCGGCGTGGTGGTCGTCCTGTTGATCCTCGGTACCATCGTGCCGAAATACGTGATGACCAGGCTCACGACCGAGTGCGACAGGTGGCACAAGGCGTACGAGGACGAACGCCAGGCCCACCAGGCGACACGGGAACAGCTCGCCAAGGCCGAGGAGCGCGGGGACGTCGCGGTCGAGCAGGGCAAGACGCTGACCCACCTCCTCGAAGAGCTGGGTCACCGTCCCCAACTGCACGGGAGCGCCTGACGATGCGGCTCTTCACCCGACGTACCAAGGTGTCTTCCGATGCGGAGACCGCGCTGAGGGCCGCCGAGAAGTCCCTCCAAGAGGCCATGGCCCACGAGCCCGAGGTGGAGGCCAAGCTCAGCGAGAGCCGCCGGGTGAAGGAGCAGATCAGAGCGCACAACCGCGCCAACTCCTACAGCGACTGGATCGAGTCGATCGTCCTGAGCCGGCTGACCGACGGCTGACGCAAGGAGGCCCGATGCTCTACGCCCTCGCCCTGTACGTCCTGCTGGGCGTTGGCCTGGCCGCCTCGGCCGGGTTCATAGTCCTGCACCACCCTCGTCACCCGTTCCGGCTCACGGAGTTCAACTCCTCGGGCTGGGTCATCATCATCGGCCTGATCTACGCCCGGTCGCTCGTGCTGCTGGGAATCCGCGGTGACTCCTCCCCCGGCCCCTGGTGGGACACCGTCCTCTCCATCGGCCTCCTGACGGCCACCACGGCCCTTCTCCTGGTCCGGTTCCTCTCCTACCTCCGGTACCTGCGGGACCACCCCGAGGACCCGCCCACGGCCTCCTGAGCCGTCCCCCAAGCCGCCCACTCCGGTACCCCCCGCCGGAGTGGGCTCAGCCCCTGGCCCATCGCCGGGGGCCTTTTTCATGCCCGCCAGACCCTGAAGGAGGCCCTGTGTCCGACCTCTGGCTCCCCGGTGCCGAGAAGCTCGACATCGGCGATCACGCACCCACCGACGGCGGGCCCGCTAAGGCCATCGCCCACATCACCTGGGACAAGAACGCCTCCAAGGCCAAGCCCCAGGACCTCGTGCCCTTCGCCAACCTGCGCTCCTACTTCTCCGGCGGCGGGCGAGCGATGGCCCCGCACATCCTCTGGTCGCCTTTCACCGGACAGTTCACCCAGTTCGTCCCGGCCAACAGCCGCTCCAAGTCCGTGGTGGACCAGCCCGGCGGCACCAGGACCAACCGGGCCGGCTCGGTGGTCATCCAGATCGAGGCGCTCTTCTTCCCCTGGTGCCGGTACAACGGCAAGGTCTACGAGTCGCTGGAGGACACCCCCTGTAAGGGCTGGGACGAGCTGCACGCCTGGGTGAAGTCCTGGGGCGTCCCGGACGTCTGGCCGATGGGTAAGCCCAACGGCTTCGTCGGCCACCGCTCGGAGTCCGTTTGGGAGCACACCGCCGGTTGGTACGCCCACGCTCAGGTCCCCGAGAACGACCACACGGACCCGGGCACCTGGCCCGCCTTCCCGGCCTCTCCGAAGCCCCAGCCCGCCACGCGGTACGAGCCCTTCCCTGGGGCCGCCTGGTTCTCCATGGGCCGTACGAGCCCGATCGTGGGTCGCATGCACGACCGCCTGGTGGCCGTGGGCTGCAACCGGTACCAGAGCAGCGCAAACAAGAACACGATCGGCTCCGGGGACAAGGCGTCCTACGAGGCGTGGCAGCGCAAGCTGGGCTTCACCGGCTCGGCGGCCACCTGGCCTCCGGGCAAGACGAGCTGGGACGAACTGAAGGTCCCGAAGGGCTGAGCCCCGTACCCTGGAGCCACTCCAAGTGTCTCTGGCAGGACACCAGCGCCCCCGGTCTCCCTCGCGGAGATCGGGGGCGCTCTTCTCGTTTTCCTGCCGTGATCGGCTCGGCCAGTGAGAATCACGCTGTGGATGCAGGAGTTGCGGCCGTCGTCGGTGCGGCAATCGGTGGTGGTCTGGCGGGACTGACGGCCGTGGGGACGAGCTGGTTCGGTCTCCGGACGACTCGTCTTCAGCTCATGTCTCAGGCGTCGCAGGCCGAACGTCAACGTCGCTTCGAGAGCCTGCGGGAGAGGCGAGAACCGAGATCCCAGGCATATGCGGACCTGGTCGACGCGGTGCAGGAAGTTCTGGATCTATTTCGTGCCGCGTCAGTAGAGGAGGCTTACGCCCGGATCGAGGAACTCAACAACTCCGTCCGCAGGCGCCGCGCGGTAGTAGCGCTAGCGGGTCCGGGAAACGTTGCGGTAGCCGCGGCGGATCTTGCGGGCATGGTGGCGCAACTGAGGAACGGGATCGTTCATCAACACCCAGAGGTGCCACGGATGCTCATGGCCGTGCAGGGCGCCTTGGAGAAGTTCACCAACGCGGCCCGTGCAGCCCTCGAAGATGACGGCAACGGCCACGAGCCAGCCGTCAGCCCTTGAGGGGGATGTCGAACTCGACCACGGTCGTGTCTCCGCGCCTCACGATCGGGGAGGCCACCTCCACGACCCTGCCGTCCTGGGCGATGTGGCGCCGCGTGTAGCGGAGGACGGGGACACCGGAGCCGATCCTCAGGGTCTTGGCCTCGTGCTCTGTCGGCATGCCGCAGGTGAAGGACTCCCTGATCAGGGTGACCCGGATCCCCAGGGTGGCCATCTGGGCCACGGTGCCGCCCGGCCAGGGCTCGTGGATCGGGTCCGCCACCGGGGTCCCCTCCACGTCGCTCCAGCGCACGTACGAGGTGCTCATCTGGTGGGGCTGGTCGTTGTCGAAGAAGACGAAGTGGCGGGCCAGCAGTGGCTCTCCCACCTCGCACTCGAAGAGGGACGCCAGCTCTGGTGTGGCCTCCACCCGCTCGAACTTCTTGTCCAGGCGGTACTCGCTCCAGCCGATCTGCTGGTCCCGGGTGAACGGGGTCGAGGGGACGCCCAGCTTGTTGCGGTACCGGTCCGAGGTCAGCCGGTGGATCGGTGGCCTCTCCCGAACCCGGGTACCGGCGCGGGCCCTTGTTTCGATCAGGCCCTCGTTGCGTAGGAGCGCCAGGGCGTTGCGGATCGTCGTCTCGGAGACGTCGTACCTCTCGGCCAGAGCCGGGAGCGTCGGGATCTGATCACCGATCCGGTACTCGCCGGAGTTGATGCGGTTCCGCAGGTCGGCAGCGATGCGTAGGTACCCCGGCCGTTCCATGCCCCACCACCGTTTCGAGTGATCGCCGCAATCTGCGCACACATATTGCCCGTCTGAGCTTGACCTACGCCAATGCCGCCCGCCAATCTGTGCAACAGATAAGGGCTATCTGATACACAGAAAGCCACGAAACCGGGGGACGAGTATGTCCGAATCGGGACAGACGTGGCGCCGAGAATTTAAGGCGCATCCGGCTGAAGCTCGCCAGGTGCGCGAGTGGGTCGGCATCCGCTTAGACCACCCGGACGCCCCGCAGGTCGCCAACGAACTGTTCGTCTCCGTGCTGGCAAGCGGGACCGAAACGGTCGAGATGACCCTCTCCACGGCGGGGCGACGCGCCCGGATCACGGCAGCCGGCTCGGTCGAGCTGAGCCTCCTCCACAGCCACGGTCCCGGCTTCAGCATCGTCAGCGCCCTCTCGACCCAGTCCGGCGTCAACACCGACGGACGGGGGCTGTGGGCCCAGCTCACCCTGAAGGACGAGACGTGAAAGCGATCATCAAGGCGGCGGAGTGGACGCTCGGGCCCGAGACGGCCGAGGGCGCCCCCAAGGAGCCGATGTACGAGGCCGAGTGCACGACGTGCATGGAGCAGTCGGGCGCCACCGAGGGCGAGCGCCTCCCGGCCGAGGTCTGGGCCCTGAAGCACACCGGCGCCAACCCGACCCACCGGACCTACCGGGCGATCATCACGAGCTTCTGGCGGGTCGAGCCCGCCGAGGGCAACCCGTACCGCGAACCGGAGGGCGCAGTGACCGAGGAGTATGAGGACGCGTACAAGGCCCTCTACGCCCACGTCCTGGAGTGCCAGGACTGCCCGGCGAACTGCACGGAGGGCGCCGCGCTGCGCAAGGCCCTGAGGGAGGCGCGGCGATGACCAAGTGCATCCACGGTGACCACGAGTTCCCGGTCGAGGATGAAACGGGGGCCTACTGCCAAGAGCACGGCGTGACCCTGCTGTGGAACTCCGCGCACTTCGAATGGGACGACCTGCTGTCCGAGCCGGGCCTCCCCCACAACACCCAGGAGTCGGCTCCGGGCGACGCTCCACAGGGCCCGTGAGGGTGCCGTGCACAGCAGCGCCTTCCCCTGGTTGGGCGACCTGACCGACGAGCAGGCGTACGAGTTCCTGGACGAGGTGATCCGGGCGGCTCACGACGCCGGGACCCACACCGCCTTCCTCCACGCGCTCGATGTCCTCGTGGGCCAGCACGCCCCCACGCCCACACTCCCTCACGGGGTCATGACATAGCGGTCCCCGGCCCCGTGAGGTGAGAAGAGCCCCGGTCGTCTCCGGACGGTCGGGGCTCTTTCATGCATGAGTGATCACCCTCGCGATGGTGTGGACGTGGCCACACGCGTGGCCACACGGCCGACATCCAGCGCAATCGAGAGGACGCCCAATGCAACCCAGATGTCCGCTTTTGGGTATAGCCCCAGGTCAACCTTCTGCAAAAGATTGGGTTCGAGTCCCGTCACTCACCCTCTTCTGAGAGGCCGATGACCTGCACTAACGCGGTCGTCGGCCTCTTTCGTTGCCTCTATGGCCACACCGGTGGCCACCCGGGATCTTGAGAAGGGCTCTACGGTCCCCACATGGCGAGCATCCGACAGCGCGTCCGCAAGGACGGCAGCACCGCACATCAGGTCCGCTGGCGTGAGGGCGGCTCCCGCGAGGGGGCCCCTCAGTCCGAGGTCTTCGACTCCGAGCCGGAGGCCGTTCAGTTCAAGGCGCTCGTGGACGCCCACGGGCAGCACTGGCCTCCGGGGTGGGTCAAGGGCGAGGGGTTCGTCCAGCCCGGCGAAGGCGAGAAGGACAAGAGCGTCGTGACCTTCGCCACTTGGGCGGAGCACTTCGTGGAGACCCTCACCGGCGTGGAGGTCCGAACCCGGCACGACTACCGCCGGGACATCAAGAACCACTTCCTCCCCTTCTTCGGGGAGAGGGACATCTGTGACCCTGACGCGATCACCCCCAGCGACATCCGCCGGTGGGTCAACGCCCTGGAGTCCGGAGAGCGCGACAAGAAGAATAAAGAGGAGTGGGTCCGGAAGCCGGTGAGCCCGAAGACCCTCGCCAACCTCCACGGCCTCCTGTACGGGATCTTCCAGTCCGCTGTCGAGGCCCAGCCCGCGCTGAGGGCTGCGAACCCCTGCTCCAAGACCCGGCTCCCCCGCGTGGACGACGGGATCGAAGACGAGATGGTCTTCCTGGAGCGCGAAGAGTTCGAGCTGATCCATTCCGCCATGGCGAAGATCTGCAAGGGCGACGCCGTCGACCTGATCGACGTCATGGTGGGCACCGGGCTGCGCTGGGGCGAGATCTCCGCCCTCCAGGTCCGGGACATCACCATCCGGGGTGACCACAAGGTCCTGCGGGTCCAGCGCGCGTGGAAGCGTCAGGAGGACAACACCTTCCTGCTCGGCAAGCCCAAGACCAAGAAGTCCCGCAGGAGCGTCGTCCTCTCCCCCGCCCTGGTCGAGATCATCGAGCGGAACATCGCGGGCAAGAAGGCCGAGGACTTCGTCTTCACCACGGCCTGGGGCAAGGCGTGGCGCCACGCGAACTTCTACTACCGCCGGTGGCAGCCGGCTGTGGTGCTGGCCCAGGACAACGGCCTCACGAAGAAGCCCCGGCCCCACGACCTGAGGCACACCCACGTGTCCTGGCTGATCGCCGCCAACGTGCCGCTGCCCGCCATCCAGGCCCGGCTGGGCCACGAGTCCATCACCACCACCGTGGACCGGTACGGGCACCTGGTGCAGCAGCTCGATGACGAGGTGGCCGCAGCCGTGGAGGCCGCGATGACGGGCCAGCGTCAGGCACTGCGCCTGGCCTCCTGACCCCGAGCACAGCGAAGCCCCTGACCGGATGGAGTCGGTCAGGGGCTTCGTCGTGTCCATCAGCCCGTCTTGCGCCTCCGGGCCCGGGAGGGGACCAGGCCGGGGAGCGGGACGACGGGGACGGGCGCGGGAGGAGCCTCGGGGCCCTCTACCGGAGCGGAGCGCACCCGGCAAATCTTAAGAATGGCGGCCAAGTCGTCGTCGGTGAACAGGACCTGACGTCCGATCTTGACGTGCGGCAGCTTGGAGATGTTCCGGCGCAGCCACCAGTCCGAGGGCTGCCGGAGTATCACCGCGGCCTCCTGATAGGTGTGCAGCTTGGGCGCGTCCATCTACTCGAACTCCGGCTGGCACGGCTCGTATCCGTTGTCGCCGACGACGGGGCACAGCGGCTCTCCGTCCTCGTGGGACCACTGGGGCGGGTTGCCCCAGGCGGGGGTCCACGACGTCGGCTCGGCCTGGACAGCCGGCTCGCCGCACTCGGAGCACACTGCACGGCTCACTGGTAGTCCACCCTCACCCAGTAGTCGGGGTTGTTCTCGGCCTCCCGGGCCACCAGAGCGTCCTTCTGCTCCTCGGTCAGGTCGGTGACGATGTACACGACGCCCTGACGGGGCGCGAACTCCGGCGCACTACAGAAGGCGGTGGCCATGTAGAGCTGCTCACCATTCGCCATCTCAGACACTCCCGTTCTGCCACTGCTCGCGGGAGTCGAAGACCAGGTTCTTGCCCTCCCGAGAGGTCCGGAACGCCTGGATGGCCTGGGGGCCGCTCTCGCCGTACGAGACGACCTGGAGGCCGTTGTGCGGGAAGCCGTAGCTCCAGCAGACGACCCACTCATTGCCACCCACCATCAGGGTGACGCGGTCGCCGCCATCGGTCTCGTAGTGGCCGTGCTGATGCCACTCACTCATTGATCTCCCCCTGTTCCATCAGCTCGCCCAGCGCCTGGTCCGAAAGGCTCCCGGGGGCGATGAACGGGCACGGGTCGGGGCATTCGAATTCCCCGTCGTTACAGGTCCAGCAATCCGCCATGAATCCCCCTCAGCGGCTCGGGTCGAAGCACGTCTTGTCGCTGTCATGGCCGCACTCGCCGTACACGCAACAGGCGCAGGTGCATTCCGGGACGTGGTATCCGTCCGGGCCTGGGCAGTGGTACGTGAAGGTCTCGGAGTAGGTGCCGCCGAGGCCGTTGGAGCCGTCGTACACGGCGGCCTCCCAGACGGAACCGCACTGGATGCAGTTCACGTACTCGTCCTGACTCAGGACGGCGTGACTCAGCGGCATGATCCCTCCCCCTTTTTAAATTCCTTGGTGGTCTTGAACGGCGCCAGGCCCTCGCCGGGGTGAAGTCCGGAGAGGGCCTGCGAGGGGGAGAGTAGCGGAATCTTTGGCGGCTCCGCTAATGCTCCAGGAATTCCTGAGGAGGGAGGAATTTAAAAACGAGGAGGGGTCGCCATACCGAGCCACTTCGGGTCACCGGCCGCCCTCTTGGCCAAGGCCTTCGTGAGCTTGTCGATCTGGACGCACCGCAGGAACTCGATCCTGTCCTCGTCAGCCGCGCCCATCACCATCACCTTGGCCTCAGCCGACTCAGGATCCTGACGGGCAATCTTCTTCACGGTGCTCAGGGCGCTCTGGATGCCCTTCTCCGTGATGTCCAGGCCGCCCGTGGTCTCCCGGAGCCCGAAGTACTCATGGGCCGTCCTCAGTTCGCCCTGGGTGGGCTCGCCGGGCGGCTCGGGCTTCGGGTCCTCCACACGCTCCGGGATGACCACCGTGGGCCGCTCCTGGGGCTCCGTGGCGGGCTCGTGCTCCTCGTCCACCCGGGCCGTCACGATGCCGGAGGTGGCAACTTCGGCGGGCTGGGCCTTGGTCTGCTTGACCAGGTCATCCAGGACAGTGTCCTTGTGCTCCACGAGCTGGCGGAGCAGGTCGATCTGCTGGGAGCCCTGCTCGACCAGCGTGGCCAGGAGGTCGTCCCTGGGCTCGGCCCGGACCGGTTCACCTTCCGCGAGGACGACCCTGTAGACCCTGCCGTTACGGGTGATCTGCACTTCCTCACCCGCGTCAACGGCGTCCAGGATCTCCTTGGCCTTGGTCTGCATCTCACGAGTCTTGTACATGCGCTGCATGTGCCGATCATACATGCAACGCATGTACATGCGCATGTATTTACGCGTACGTACTGGCGCAGATGCGGGCCCGCCTGGCGGCCAGCTCCTCAGGGTCGACCTCGCGAGCCGGCTGGGTCTTTGCGACTCCGGACGTCGGAGTCGCAAGCGCCTCCGGGGTGCTCGGGACAGGCCCCGCCTCGGCCTCCTGGGCCCGCAGGTGCTCGTACAAGGCCAGCTCGTCCCCGGCCTCCACGAGGGCCTTCCAGGCCTTGTCGGCGTCCATCGGGAGGGGGTTGTCGGCGAGGTACGCGTCCCGCTTCGGGTTGGCCTTGCTGAGGCGGTAGGCCAGGAACCCGGCCGGGGTGCCCCGGCGGGCCGAAACCTCCTGGAGCTTCCGGTCCCGCTCGGCCCTGCTGTCGCGGACCCGGTGACGGCAGACCCGGTCGTCCCAGTACTCGCCGTCCTGGCGGAAGACCTGGGCCCAGCGGATCTCATAGACGAACGAGCGGCCCTGACGGACCTTCCGGACCAGGAGGCAGTTCACCTTGGCCATGCGGGCCAGGAGGTCCCTGACGGTCTTCTGGGCCACGCCCAGCAGCTCGGCGATGTCCTGGGAGGAGAGGACCACGTCCTCCAGCCCGCAGAGCACCGCGAGGTGCCAGGCCCTCCGGCCCAGGGCGAAGTCCGGGCCCTCTCCGTGGATCTCGGCCCAGACGTCCAGGGAGGGGTCCAAGGCCCGCAGGATCTCCGCCTTGGCCGTCTGGCCCTTCAGCGTGTCCAGGCCGGAGAGCGTCTTCGTCCCCCTGGCCAGGACCTCCTGGGCCCTCTCGCTGATTGCGGCGGTGGTCACCGCATTACCCCCCAAGATCTTCTTCTCTCCCTCCCCCAGGGCCAGGGCACCCCCCAGGGGGCCAGGGGCCTGAAGGTCTTTAGGTGAGGTACTGCGGTGACGACCGCCGCTATTCGAGCGGAAGCGGATCTCCATGTCCTCGCGCTCTTCGACGGAGGCCGAGGAGGTCCCACGGGTCTTGGTCCAGATGAAGCCGTACTGGGACACCTGGCCGTCCTGGGCAACGGCCTGACGGACCGCCTGGTCTCCCATCCCGGCCCAGCGGGCGAGTCCACGGGTGCCGGAGACGTAGCAGCGGCAGGTGACGGTCCAGGCGAGCGCCAGCTCCATCAGGACCTCAGAACGGCCCACGGAGCGCGTGGCCATCTCCGCGAGGTGGGCGGAGTTTACGGCGTCAAGGTCAACGTGACCCGAGGAGGACTGGCCGCTAGAATCGGCGAAGTTGTTCAAGGTGGTTCCCGTCGTTTGAAGCGGTGCGGGGACTGCCGGTTCGGAGAGGGTGGGAGCCCTCCCGGACCAACCCGGCTTTTTTAAAAAGCCGCCTGACGTCGCCCCGGTTCCCGCCGGGGCTTCGTCGTTTCTGGGGTCAGGATACGCACGCGTGTAGCGCATCCGCCAACATCCAGAATTCCCCAGGAATTCTCGTAGTGGGCGCCTCTCCAAGGAAAGTCCGAGAGAAGTCATAAAGTCAACGAATTGCTGCCCATTGCCGCCGAGAAGCGGTTTTCCGCCCCCGCAAGGTGGTAATGTAGAGGCATCGCCACAGGGCGATACCGACTCCGCTGGAGGACCCCCGCACGGGGATGTCCTCCGTGCGTTGAGTCGAAGGGATAGCGGATGTCCGCCATCGCTCCCCTCAGGCCCCCGGCCACTGTCCAGCTCTCCACGGGATCGCTGTTGTCGGTCCGTGGTGAGGACGGAGAGAACCAGGTCGTCTTCAAGCCCGCCGTCGAGTCCATCGGGCTCGACTACTCCAGCCAGTTGAAGCGGCTCCGTCGCCAGCCCTGGGCCTCCGTGGTCGTTACGACCATGCAGCTCCCCGGCGACAACCAGACGCGCGACGTGGTCACCGTCCCCGAGGACACCTTCATCATGTGGGCGGCCACGCTTCAGGCGAGCCGAGTCGCTCCCGAACTGCGGCCGATGCTCGTTGCCTTCCAGACCGAGTCCAAGAAGGCCCTCCACGCCTACTGGACCAAGGGCATGGCCGCACGCACTCAGGCCGAGGTCCGTCAGCTCGCCCCGGCCACGCGCCTGACGCCCACGACCTTCCGCCAGATCTACTTCAGCGACGTCCCCGAGAAGCGCTTCTTTCAGCACCTGTACGACCACGGGTACCTGCTGGACCAGCGCAACACCCGCAGGGACGCGAACGGCCAGTGCACCAAGGACGGTTACCGCCACGGCCACCCGAAGGCGGGCAAGGGGGACCGGTTCTTCCAGCTCCCGGAGGACATGTACCCGGTGAACGGCCGCCCGCGTGGCCGAGCCGTCGTGCGGCCGGACCGCATCCAGGAGCTGGTCGAGCAGCTCATCTCCGAGGGCCTGCGCCACAACCCCTCGATCACCCGGGGTCCCAGCCGGCTGGCCCTGACGTCGTCCGAGGTTGTCGACGGCCACCAGATCGAGTTCCGGCGGGGTGCCTGATGCAGAACGACCGTAACGCCTGGGTCGGCGAGGAGCACCACGAGCCCCTGAAGGGGCTTCTGAGCCTGTCCGACGAGGAGCTGGGCTCTGTGTTCCGCGAGGGCGTGGAGCTGATGCTCGATGAGAACGGCCCGATGCTGACCCCCACGTTCGGGGGCGACCGGATGCGTGTGGTCCTGATGCCGGACCAGCACTTCGGGTCGATGAAGCACCCGAAGGAGAGCCGGGTACTGGCCGACGTCCTGACCAATCAGGACCTCACGCACGCCGCCCGACTGGTGTGGACGTACCTCCGCAACAGCGAGCAGTTCCAGCGCCAGATCACGATCGCCCGAGCCCTCGGGATGGACAAGGGGACCGTCGCCCGGTCCCTGGCCTCTCTCGATCAGCAGGGCTTGGTCATGCGACGGGACGGCCTCTGGCTCGCGGTGTCAGCGAAGGCATACCGATGAGCGCTGCCGACCCGCTGGAGAAGGTCCTCGTCGCCTACGGGCCGGAGACCGTGCAGGACCTGGTGGTCCACGAGAACGGCCGTATCGAGGCCGTCACGACCCGCGAGGTGCGGGTCTTCGAGAAGCAGGCCGACGGCTCCCTGAGGGAGCTGCACGGCGACGAGAAGGACCGCGCTCTGACCACCTTCTGGGAGGACGTCGCGGCCTTCAACGAGATCAACAACATCCCCGGGGGGACCGACCGATGACGCAGCCGACCATCAGCCTGAACGACCTGATCCAGACCCGCCTGAACGAGATCGCCGAGGACATCTGGGAGTCCCACCGCGTCCTGCGGATCACCGGCGAGAACGGCCGAGTCATTCAGCTTGGCTCCGGGGCCGTCTGGGAGCAGTGGTGCTGCGAGGCGGACCACGGCTACGGCCCGTGCCACGAGCCGCTCCTGACCATCGACCAGGCCGCCACGCTGGTGGGCCAGCCGGTGGACTTCTGCCTCCTCTTCCCGGAGAAGGAGCCCATCGAGATCACCGTCCTGGACTCGTCCTTCGGCTTCCAGCTCACCGAGCTGTACCACCTCTCCGACGTCGTGACCGAGTTCAAGAAGGCGCAGGACTGACCGATGACCTGGAACCACACCCAACTGGCCCTCTACGGCCTGGCCGCCTTCATCGTCATCGTCTGGATTGTCATGGTCATCCGCGAGATGCGGAGTGCCCGGTGACCCTGACCGCCGGAGACTTCATGGCCGGGGGCGGTGGAAGCTCGCAGGGCATCCACTACGTCCCCGGCGTGGAGCTGACCCTCGTGCTGAACCACTGGCGCCTGGCGATCGACACCCACGCCCTGAACTTCCCTGCGGCTCAGCACGAGTGCTGCGACATCAGCCAGGCGGACTTCCGCTGGTACCCCCGCGTGGACGTCCTGTGGTCCAGCCCGGAGTGCACTCACCACTCTGTGGCCTCGGGCCGTAAGCGCGTCCAGCTCGACCAGATCCCGGACGAGAACGGCGAGGTCCTCCCCATGGACGCGGCCGAGCGGAGCCGGGCTACGGCCTGGGACATCGTGCGGTACCTGGACCGGATGATCCTTCGGGGCCGCCCGGTCCTCGGGGGCATCGTGGAGAACGTCATCGACTTCCAGAAGTGGGTGCTCTTCGAGTCCTGGCGGAAGGCCCTTGAGGTCCTCGGCTACGAGACCGAGATCATCCACCTCAACTCGGCTCACGCGCACGCCCGGAAGGCCCTGTGGAGCCCGCAGAGCCGGGACCGCTTCTACCTCGGGTACGTGCACCGCTCCGTGGGCCGGAAGCCCGACTGGCAGAAGTGGCTGAGGCCGCACGCCACGTGCCCCGACCACGGCGCCGTACGGGCCCGCCAGGACTTCAAGCGCAAGGACCGGGAGCCCTGGGGCCGCTACCGCACCCAGTACGTCTACCGGTGCCCTGAGGCGGGCTGTGGCCAGGTGATCGAGCCCCTCGCCCTCCCGGCCTCCAAGGCGATCGACTGGTCCATCCCGGCCCAGAGGATCGGGGACCGCAAGCGCCCCCTGGCGAAGAAGACGATGGACCGGATCCGCGACGGCCTGGAGCGGTACGCCCGCCACCTGGTCGTCCCGGTGGAGGGCCGACAGGGCAAGCAGGCGAAGCCGCTGGACGAGCCCGCCAGGACCATGACGACGCGGCGGGAGACCGGTGTGGCCTTCACGCCGTTCATCGCCGAACTGCGGGGCGGGGCCTCCAAGCACCGCTCGACCACGGACCCGCTCTGCACCGTTACGGCCTCCGGCAACCACCACGGTTTAGTCACCGAGGACTTGGCGGTCCCGTACTACGGCACTGGCCGAGCCCGGCCCCTGAGCCAGCCCCTGGGGGCGCTGACGACGGTCGACCGGTACGCGGTGCTCAAGGCCCAGATCGAGGTCGAGGACTGCCTCTTCCGGATGCTGGAGCCCGAGGAGATCGGCACCGCGATGAGCTTCCGCGAGGGCTACAAGCTCCTCGGCACGAAGCGGGAGCGGGTCCGGATGCTCGGTAACGCCGTAACGCCGAACGCCTCGGAGGTCCTCGTCTCCGCCGTCGTGGAGGCCATCACCGGCGAGGACATGGAGCCCGCTCCGTGTCCGGTCTGACGACCCTCGCCGACGCCCTGAGCGAGCACCCCGAAGAGCCCATGGCCCTCGGGGTGCTCCTCGGGCTCCTCCACCGCGTAGCCCCCGAGCCGGCTGTCTGCCGCCAGCTCCTCTCCCAGGCCCCCGCGATCCCCGAGGGGGCCACCCAGGGCGAGTACGCCGCCCTGATCCGCCTGACCGTCCTGGAGGTCCACCCATGAACATCTACGAGTGCTACGTCTGCGGAGCGCCGCAGGAGGCCAAGACGTGCGACCGGTGCCGGAGCAGAATCCGCGGTGCCCTCGCCCGGCTCCCCGAGCAGTACGTGTACCTCTGCATGAGCCGTCAGCGGGTCCAGGGAGGAGGCGGGGACGGACGGTCGCCCAAGAAGCTCCACGCCCCCCTGCCGGGCCGTGCTGACGTCCTGAACCTCTTGGGCCCGGCGAGCCCTGACGCCGTCACGAGCGTGCTCGACCAGGTGGGTCCCGTGCCCTTCCTGGAGACCCTCTGGAGCTGGTCTCAGGCCATCACCTACGAGCGGGGCCTGACGCCCGTCAGGAAGCACGTGACGACCATGACGGCCCGGCTGACGGCCCACCTGCCGTGGATCTGCGAGCAGGACTGGGTGGCCGACTTCGCCGAGGAGATCCGGGACCTCGTCAGAACCGCCCAGCGGATCACGATGACGGAGCCCGTCAGGGAGCTGCTGAAGGGCGTCATCTGCCCGAGCTGCGAGATGACGGCTCTGGTCAGGTACTTCCCGGGGGACTGGGCGGCCGAGTGCCGGAACTGCCCGAGCGTGAAGCTCGACCAGGCGGACTACGAAGCTCTGGTCAAGGCTCAGGCGGAGCGTGTCCATGACGCCGTCAACCCCTGACGCGCTGACGGTGGTTGACGCTAACCTGTGCACAGATAACCGAAAACCGCTGCGGGCCCCCGGACTCCGACGCCAATCAGAAACCCCGGGGGCCCCGAGCACGAGGAGATGCGACCTCCCCATGCCCAACGCAGAACTTACCGTGCCGGCTTTACCGACGGCAGGGCAGACGCCTGTACGCCCTCACACTGACGCCCAGCTCGGCCTGGCCATCGGCGCCGCCGTGCTGACCACCGCCCTGACCGCCGTGTCCTTCTGGCTGAGCTTCGAGAGCCTCCACGACCTGGCCTCCGCCCACCGCCTCCACGGGGAGCGCGCCTGGGCCTGGCCCGCCACGGTGGACACCTTCATCGCGGTCGGCGAACTGCTGATCCTGCGGGCCTCCTTGATGCGCCGGGTGGACCGCTGGGCCATCGCCCTCACCTCAGCCGGCTCGCTGGGCTCCATCGTCCTGAACGTCGCCGGGGTGGGCGTCAGCCACGACCCGCTGGACTACGTGACGGCCGCCGTGCCGCCCGTCGCCGCCCTGCTCGCCTTCGGCGTTCTCATGCGCCAGGTCCACGAGTTCCTGCTCTCGCGCCAGAGCGTCCTGACGGCTCCGCCAGTGCCGTCAGTACCTCTCGTGACGCCCGTCATGGAGCCCGAGGAGCCGGAGGCCCCGGAAGAGCCCCAGGAGGCCGTACAGGCCCCCGAGGACGAGCCCGAGGTGACGCAGGAGCCGGAGCCCGTCAGGGAGCCCGAGGAGCCCCGTCAGGAGCTGACGCAGAGGGAGCAGATCGACCAGGTGGTCCGGGCGCTGTACGACGACCTGGGCAACCGGCGCCCCGCCACCCGTCACATCCGTCAGGCCCTCGCTGACGCCAACCTCCCGAACAGTGACGGCACCTGCCGCGAGGCCCGGAAGCGGGTCGAGACGGCCGAGCCCCACCTGAAGGACCTCCCGGACGCCATCGCGGCCTGAACCACACCCACTTCGGCGCGCTGTGCTCGCCTCGGCTTGAAGCAAGCGCGCCCACCTGCCCGGAGGGCGCCATGACAGAACCTCCCGAGACCCACGTCCACGTCCACTTCACGTCCGACGAGCCCGAGAAGCGCCGCTGGGACTTCTCCTGGATCCAGCCCGCCAAGAACCTCGGCGCCATCGCCTGCGCCTGGGTCCCGGCCAACATCTGGGCCGCCACCCTGAACGACGTCCAGCGCGAGCAGGCAGCGGCCGGGGCCTGGGTGATGGGCGGGTTCGTCCTCACCGTGACCGTGATCCGCTTCGTCCAGCACCGGGGCTTCTTCAACCGGTTTTGCGTCTGGGCCGCCGTACTCGGCATGGTCCTCGCGCTGCCCGTCTTCACGGCCGTCGTGGACGTCATGACGGGAGGCGGCCGATGAACACCGTCACGAGCGCCACGGTATCCCTGGGGGCCGTCACGATCGGCCTGAGCATCCTGGCCTGGCACCTCACCCGCTGGTGGAAGGGCGGAGGCAAGGGCGGTCCTCCCGGGGCCGGAGGAGGCGGACGGGACCCGAAGGTCCTGATCCCGTTCCTGTCTTCGGTGGCCCTGGGGATGCTGTGCATCACAGCCGCCGGAGGCCTGCTGGGCACCGCCGCGACGATGCTCCTGGACGCCGGGAACACCCTCGGCAACTGGTCCCTGACGGCCGTCACGGGCACCGCGACCCCGGGCGTCACGAGGAGCGGCCACAAGTCCCTGACGCCCGGCGGCTGCGCGGCCCTGGTGATCTACATCGTGGGTCTCGCGGCCATCTGGAAGTCCGGCGGCAAGGTCTTCCACGGCAAGGTGACGAGCGGCGTCACGTGCGGCGTCATGATCGGCCTGAGCGCGGGCTTCTCCGGTGTGGCCGCCTCTGCCGTCGTGACCGTCTTCAACGCCCTCGGCGACAAGGTCACGGGGGTCATGTGATGCGGGCCTTCTTCGACCGCGTCTACCGGGGGAGCGGCCTCCTGGCCCTGGGGATGGCCCGGGGGACCGTGGCGTGGTTCAAGGAGGGCAAGGGGGCTGTCGACTTCCTGGTCCGCCTCGTGTTCCTCCTGGGCGGCCTGGCGATCCTCTGGGGCTTCATCCGGACTGCACCGGTGCTGATGTTCCCGCTGACCGCGTGGTGGGTCATCGCCGCCTTCCGGAAGGGCAAGCCTGAGGGGGCCGAGGAGGAGCCCGCGGTGGCCTCTCTCCAGGAATCCTCGGAGCCGGCCGCCGGGCAGGACGACTCCCCCGAGGTCCTCGCGGTTCTGCGGGAGTCGGCGGACCCCCACGTCCACCTCTCCGTCATCGCAAAGAGGTTGGGGACCGACACCGCCCACGTGCGGGAGGTCCTCACCCGGGCCGGGGTGCCCATCAGCGATGTGCGGATGAAGGGCCGGGGTGTCAGCACGGGTGTGAAGGGGTCCGACATCCCCTCTCCCAGCCCCTCCCCCGAGCCCTCCGAACCTGTTGTTGGTCCTGGTCAGAGCGACAACAACAACACCGAGCTGACCGCCACCCGCCTCCCGAGCGGGGCCCAGATCATCTCGGTTCCCGACCCCACCAACCCGGCCCGGACCCACGTGAAGGTCATCGGGCCCATCGAGCAGTGAGGACATCCATGGACTACGCGGCGATGTACCGCCAGGCGATGGCCGACGGGGCCACCGACTACGCACAGACGATCATCACGTCCGCCCGTCAGGCCGCCGAGGCCGGGGCGATCGAGCCGGAAGAGGTCGCCGCTCTGGTGGCCGAGGTCAAGGCGAACGGGGAGGGCTGAGGCATGGAGTACTTCTTCGTCCTGGCCAACGATGACGGCCGATGGATCACCGTCTACTGCTCGGCCTGTGGCGGCTGGTACCCGATGGGCCATGGCTGTCAGTAGAAAGTCCCGTTAGGTCAACTCCTGTACTACATGAGAGAATTGACCCACCAAAAAGAGTGGCCCCGGAGGTGCGGTAACACCTGCCGGGGCCTGGCCGACTGGTTGGAGTCGACATGGCCTACTTTATCCAAGCCCTGCGTCCCGTCTGGCCGGGAGACCGCTTCAGGCGGCTCACCGTGACCGAGGTCGTTCCGGGCAAGGTCCTCTGTACCTGTGAATGCGGGACGGACCACGCGGTCGCCCAAGGCGCCTGGGGCAAGGTCAAGTCCTGCGGATGCGCCCGCCGGGACTGGGCTGCCTCTCTGAACGTCCGACACGGCCTCTCGCACAGCCCGACCTGGATGTCCTGGTCCTGCATGATCACTCGCTGCACCAAGCCGAACGCCTCCGACTACCCGCGATACGGCGGCCGAGGGATCAAGGTCTGTGACCGCTGGATGACCTTCGAGAACTTCCTCCAGGACATGGGCGAGAGGCCCGAGGGCAAGACGATCGACCGCATCGACGTCAACGGCCACTACGAGCCGGGGAACTGCCGCTGGGCCACGAGGTCCGAGCAGGAGCGGAACAAGCGCCCCCGGGAGGTCTGCAAGCACGGGCACGCCCTGACAGAGGAGAACGTCTACCGGGAGAAGGATGGACGCCGCCGCTGCCTCCCCTGTCGCCGGATCCGGTCCCAGGAGAAGTACCAGCGCCGGAAGGCCCGCCAGACCGCCTCCTGACGCTCCGCAGGACACCCCGTCAGAGCCCGTCAGAGGCCCGCCTGACGGGGTGCTTGCATTTTGAATCAACCTGATCGCATACTTCGTGTCAGCAGGACAGGTACGTCCTCGCGCAGGCCCCGACGCCACTGGCGGACCGGGGCCTTTCGCATGCTCGGGAGGCCGTGATGACGGGTGAGACGATCTGGATGACGTCCCGCGAAGCTTCTGACCACTGTGGCGTTCACATCCGCACCGTCCAGTCCTGGGCCCGACGCGGTCACTTGACCGTCAAGGGCCTCACCCCTCACGGCCGCCCGCTCTACGACTTCATGGACGTCGTGAGGGCCGAGAAGGCCACCCGGGCCCGAGCCCGGCGCGTACTGGCCCCTGCTGCCTGAACTTAAATTCCGGAGGGCCCGTGGCCATCGCCGAGAGCATCAACCTCTTCGCCCTGTACGTGGACCTGGGCGACATGACGGACCCCCGCGAGTGCGAGCCCTCCGAGGCCCGTCTGACGATCACCGCCGGAGAACTCGTGGACTTCGCCGAGGCCGTCAGGGCGTACGAGCGCTGCATCCACGAGGGCGGTGACGAGGAGGAGGCCCGGGTGACCGCCCAGGCCCTCTTCAACGACTCCCGACGCTGAGCCGGCTGGCCCTCCTGACGCCCGTCATGACGGACCGGTCCGTCCACGCCTCACGCACGTGAGAGGAGGCGCGAGATGGCCGGAAGCCCGTTCACCGACGAGGAGCAGGAGCGCCTGCGTCAGCTTCACGCTGACGGGCTGTCCCGTAATGCCATCGCGGAGGCCATGGGTCGCCCCAAGGTAACCATCAGCCGGTGGGCTGAGCGCCTCGGGCTGTCCTTCGACCGGGAGGCCGTCAGGGCCGCCACTGACGCCCGTCAGGTCGACCTGAAGGACAGGCGTCAGCGGATCCAGGAACAGCTTCTGGATCTCGCCGAGAGGGCCATCGGGCGGACCAATAGCCGGTACCTCCTGACGGGCTTCTCCCACACCGGGGAGATGACCGCCGAGTGGCTCCAGCAGCCTCCGGCGAAGGAGACCAAGGACCTGACGGCTGCCGCCATGAGCGCACTGGCCCGGTTCGACGCGAAGGCCAAGGACGACGCCGGGTCCGACACCGACAAGGCCAAGGCCGCCCTCGGATCCCTTGGGCACGCCCTGACCGAGCTGTACGGGAGCGCGGATGACTATCGCGACCCGGGCCAGGACTGATCCCATCCGGCTGAAGATCAGCGACAAGCAGGGCCGCTCCATCGTCCAGTCGACCGCACGCATCAACGTGTGGGAGGGCTCGATCCGCTCGGGCAAGACGGTGGCCTCCCTGATCCGCTGGTTGAAGTTCATCGCGGAAGCCCCGGAGCGCGGCGAGCTGGTAATGATCGGGAAGACGATCCGCTCGGTCTTCTCGAACCTGTTCCTGCCGCTGATGGACCCGGAGATCACAGGACCGTACGCGGCAGAGGTCCACTACACGGCGAACGCCCCATACGCCACGATCCTCGGTCGCCGGGTCCACGTGCTGGGCGCGAACGACTCCAAGGCCGAGAGCAAGCTCCGAGGCATCACGCTGGCCGGTGCGTACCTGGATGAGGCCACGCTGGTCTCCAAGGAGTTCTTCGACCAGCTCGTGGGCCGCATGTCGATCGAGGGCGCCAAGCTCTTCACGACGACCAACCCGGACAACCCTGCGCACTGGCTCATGCGGGACTGGCTGGCCAATCCGAACACCCCGGTCCGTCGCTGGCACTTCACGGTGGACGACAACCCGTTCCTGCCCGCCCAGTACGTCGCGGACATCAAGGCGATGTACACGGGGCTCTACTACCGGCGCTTCGTGCTCGGTGAGTGGGTCGCGGCCGAGGGCGCGGTCTTCGACATGTGGGACCCCGACGTCCACGTGGTCGACCTCATGCCCCGCATGCACCGCTGGATCGGCCTGGGCATCGACTACGGCGCCTCGAACCCCACGGCTGCGGTCCTGCTCGGACTCGGGGACGACAAGCGCCTGTACGCGGTCAGCGAGTACCGGTACGACGGGCGGCAGCAGCGCCGTACGCAGACCCAGAGCGAGACCTCGGAGGCCATCAGGGCCTGGCTCTCGGACATCCCGACGTACGGCAGGGTCCGACCCCCGTTCGTCGCTGTGGACCCCTCTGCGGCCTCGTTCAAGGAGCAGCTCCACCGGGACGGGCTGAGCCCCGTGCCAGCCGACAACAGCGTCCTGGACGGCATCCGGTTCGTGTCGGACCTCCTGGCCCGCAACAAGCTCATGGTCCACCGCTCGTGCAAGGGCTTGATCGCGGAGATGCCCGGCTACTCCTGGGACGACCGCGCGGCCCTGCTGGGCGAGGACAAGCCGCTGAAGGTCAACGACCACAGCGTGGACGCCATCCGCTACGGCGCATTCACGACCCGAGGCCAGTGGGCCCATCTGGTGGGCCTGAAGCTCGCCGCCTGACGACAACAGCACAGCGGAGGTGATCCGATGCCTCTGCCTGCTGGTGGAGATACGGCCTGGCCGCCCCCGGAGCTGCATCCGGTGGCCAAGAAACTCACCGAGTGGAGCGCCTGGTACAGCGGCGACGGAGACGCCCTGGTGTCGGTCTACAGCCTCGCCGGCTCAGCGACCACGCCCCTGTCCCAGACCTTCTTCCAGAGCGACAAGCCGTACGGCGCCTCGGGCCCGACCACGGTCGCCAGGACCTTCTGGGGCCAGCCGCTCACGCCGGGGACCGTACGGACCAAGCTCCACGTCCCCGTCGCCTCGGACATCGCCGAGCTGAGCGCCAACCTGCTCTTCGGGGAGATGCCGAAGTTCACGGCGACCGACAGCGCCACCCAGAAGGAGCTGGACGCCTTCCAGACGGACGGCATGCACGCGTCCCTGAGGGAGGCCGCGGAACTCGCTGCGGCCCTCGGAGGCGTGTACCTGAAGGTCGTCTGGGACCAGACGCTCTCGGACCGCCCCTGGCTCTGCCCGGAGCCGCCGGAGCACGCCGTCCCCACGTGGTCCTGGGACCGCCTGCTGGGCGTGACCTTCTGGACCTGCCTCCACCAGGACGACGACTCCACGATCCGGCTCCTGGAGTGCCACGAGATCGGCTCGATCACCTACGGCCTGTACGAGGGCACGCCGACCGAGCTGGGAGACCGGATCCCGCTGTCCTCGTTCGAGGGCACCCAGCCACTCGCGCAGCTCTACGGCGAGTCGGGCGTGATGCTCACCGGGCTGCCGTGGCTGACGGCGGCCTACGTGCCCAACGTCAAGCCCAACCGGGTCTGGCGGGGCATCCGCTGTGCGACGAACTTCGGCCGCTCGGACCTGTCCGGCATCGAGCTGCTCATGGACGCACTGGACGAGACGTACACGAGCTGGATGCGGGACATCCGCCTCGGCAAGAGCCGGATCATCGTCCCCAGCTCGATGCTGGAGACCGAGGGACCCGGCAAGGGCGCCCGGCTCGACCTGGAGCGCGAGGCGTTCGTGGGCATGGAGGGCATGCTCACCGACCCGAACTCCTCGGGCATCACCCTGAACCAGTTCAACATCCGGGTGGCCGAGCACCAGGCCACGGCGGAGACGCTGTTCGAGCAGATCGTCTCCAGCGCGGGCTACTCGGTGCAGAGCTTCGGCGGCAAGGGCGACGTGGCGGCCGTGACCGCGACGGAGGTCCAGGCCCGCAAGGAGCAGAGCCTCAACACCCGGGCCCAGAAGATCCTGTACTGGCGTCCGGCCCTCCAGGGGCTCTTCCAAGCCCTCCTGGGCATCGACCGCGAGGTCTTCGGTCACCGGTCCAACCCGGAGGCCGGGATCGACGTGGCGTTCCCCGTCGCCGTCCAGCCGTCCATGCAGGAGCAGGCGCAGACGCTCTCCCTGCTCGCGACCGCCGAGGCGATGTCCATCTTCCTGCGGGTGCAGACCCTGCATCCGACATGGACCAAGGCCGAGGTGCAGGCCGAGACCGACCGCATCTTGGCCGAACGGCCGGACAAGGCCCCGGCGGCAAGGCCCGCCCAGGACCAGCCGGTCATCCCCCAGCAGTAACCCACGCCAGGCCGCCAAGAGGTGGCCCGGCCCTTCGGCGAGCGTCACAAGGAGGACGACGTCATGAGCACCCCCACCGAGCCGAACCCCCAGCAGGGCGCAGGAGACCCGGGCAAGGCCCCGGAGTCCCAGAACCCGACCGAGCCCCAGAGCGGCCAGCAGACGGGCGCACAGGGCCAGGGCGAGGGCGGTACCGGCAAGGCCCCGAAGTTCGAGGGCGAGTTCGACCCCGCCAAGGCCGCGCGCCTGGTCGAGAACCTCCGCACCCAGGTGGACGAGGAGAAGACCAAGCGGACTGCCCTGGAGACCCAGTTCTCCGAGTTCATGGGCAAGTTCGGCCAGCTCTTCGGCGCCGGTGAGGAGAAGAAGCTCACCCCCGAGGAGATCGCCCAGAAGGCCACCGAGTCCGACCAGAAGGCCCGCGAGGCCACCGTGAAGCTCGCGGTGTTCCAGACGGCCGGGCAGCACGGCGGCGACCCGGAGGCCCTGCTCGACTCCGCCTCCTTCGCCAGGGCGATCGGCAAGCTCGACCCGACGGCCGACACCTTCGAGGCCAACGTCGAGGCGGCCATCAAGAAGGCCGTCGAGGCGAACCCCCGCCTGAAGGCCCAGCCGGCTCAGCAGACGCCCGCCAAGGGCGGCTTCGACATGAACAACGGGAGCCCCGGCAAGCGCCAGCTCACCGCAGCCGACGTAGAGCGCCTCTCGAAGACGGCAGCAGGCCAGGCCGAGCTGGTCAAGGCCCGCGAGGAGGGCCTGTTGAGGGACTACCTCGCCTCCTGACCCGACGAAGCACACGTGCAGGCCCGAGCGGACCTGACGGACCCGGCCTCGTCACTTCCCCGGCATAGCGCCGGGTCCAATCCCACCCAGACATCCTGGAGTCCCCATGGCTTTCAAGCCCGAAGTCTGGGCCGCTCAGGCCCTGACCTCCCTCCGCAAGGCCCTGGTCTACGCGGGCCCGCAGGTCGTGAACCACGACTACGAGGGCGAGATCAAGAAGATCGGCGACACCGTCCACATCAAGATGGTCGGCGACGTCACGGTCAGCACCTACAACTCCGGTGACACCCTCACGTACGAGGACGTCGCTGACGCCGAGGCCACCCTGAAGGTGGACCAGTCGGACAAGTTCTCCTTCAAGGTCGATGACATCGACAAGGCGCAGGCGGGCGACGAGATGGCCCAGCGCATGGACGTCGCCGCGTACAACATGGCCTCGAAGGTCGACCAGTACATCGCCGGGTTCTACACCCAGGTGCAGTCCGCGAACGTGATCAGCGCCACCGCCATCACCGACGGCGACAAGGCGTACAACGGCCTGATCAGCCTCGGCGTCAAGCTGGACGAGGCCAACGTCCCGGACATCGGCCGCTACGTCATCGTCCCGCCGTGGTACTACGGCCTGCTGCTCACCAACGACAAGTTCGTCCGGGTGGACGCCTCGGGCGGCTCGCAGGGCCTGCGCAACGGTGTGGTCGGCACGGTCGACAACATGGTGGTCCTCAAGAGCAACAACGTCCCGCTCATCAGCGGCGACGACTACGCGGTGACGGCGGGCGTCAAGGACGCGATCTCCTTCGCCGACCAGTTCTCCCAGGTCGAGACTCTGCGCCTGGAGACCACCTTCGCCACCGCCGTGCGTGGCCTGCACCTGTACGGCGCCAAGGTCCTCCGGCCGGACGCGATGGCCGTGCTGACCGCCTCCAAGTCCTGACGAATCTCTGAGAGGTAATCACCATGGCGCGCACCTCTGTGCCTATCTCGAACCTGGTGGGCAACGGCTCCCTGGCGGACCCCGCCGGGACGACCCTGGACGCCACCAACGACCACATCATCAGCCTCTCCACGGTCCACTCCGAGGAGCTGCTGATCCGCGTCACCAACACCGACACCGCTTCCCACACCGTCACGGTCAAGGCGGGCGGGGCCAACCCTCCGGCCTGGCGCGGAGGCCAGGGCGACCTGACCGCGACCGTGGCGGCCAACACCGGCGTCACCTGGATCGGTCCGGTGTCCAGCTCCCGCTTCCAGCAGGCGGGCGGCAACCTGTACATCGACATCGAGACGGGTCACGCGGGCAAGATCACGGCCTTCAAGGTCCCGCGAGGGGTCTGATCCATGGCCGAGACCGCGTACTTCAAGGGTGAGGGCGGCCACGTGTGGGAGATGGACCTCCCGCTCAGTGACCAGCACGCCCGAGCGCACGAGGAGGGACGGCTCGTCCTCGTCAACCAGGACGGGACGCCCCTCGCGTCCGCCGGGTGGACCGACCTGGACGAGGTGACCAAGCCCGAGCCGGCCACCAAGGATTCCGGTGGCAAGCGGGCTCCCAAGGCCCCGGCCAAGACCGAGGAGAAGAACTGATGGCGCGTACCGCCCTCACCCCGCAGCGGTTCGCCACCACTGGCCTGACCGCAACCTACGTGGCGCCGGACGCAGCGGGGGTCTCCCTCCGCTCCAGCGGCAAGCAGGTGCTCCACGTCAAGAACGGCTCGGCCTCCTCGATCACCGTCACGCTGAAGATCGGCAAGACGGTGGAGGGCCAGACCGTCACCTCTCCCACCGCCACGGTGGCCGCCGGTGCCGAGAAGTTCTTCGGCCCGTTCAACGACAACTACGAGCAGCCCGACGGCACGGACACCGTGTTCGTGGACTTCTCGGCGGTCACGAGCGTCACCGTCGCCTGCCTGTCGCTCTGAGCCGGAGGAGGCGTCCATGGCGTACGCCACTGTCGGGGAGTTCACCGCGTTCCTCGATCCGGACCCCGTCCCCGCCAACGCCCAGCGGCTCCTGGACCGGGCTTCCACGAAGCTCGATCAGCTCCTGATGGGCGCGGTGTACGAGACCGACGCCGACGGCCTCCCTCTGGACCCTGCCCTCGCGGCGGTGTTCCGGGAGGCCGTTTGCATCCAGGCCCAGTACATCGACTCCCTCGGGGACGAGACGGGGGCCATGGCCAACGTCTCCCAGATGTCCCTGGGCAACCAGCAGATCGTCCGGGCTATCTCGGTCGTCGGCAGCGGTACTCCACGGGTCTCCCCGGACCTGGTGGCCCTGCTCCAGACCAAGGGCCTCTGGCCGGTGTACCCGTACACCTGGGGGTGAGCCGTGCTGCTCCTCCCCACGCACACGGTCACGATCCTGAGCCGGCCAGCTCCCACGAGGGACCGCCAGAACAACCGGGTCGTGGACTGGTCGACGGCCACCCGGACCTCCTACGAGGGCCGTGTGGAGCCGCTGAGCAGCTCGGAGACGGTCCAGCAGGACGATCAGGTCATCACCACGCTGGACTGCTTCCTGCCGCCGTCAGCGGTCGTCACGGAGTACGACCGGGCCGAGATCGACGGCGTCACGTACGAGGTCGACGGCAAGCCCGACGTCTACACCGGGCACGGGCCCCTGAAGGCGCTCGCGTACCAGCGGCTGACCCTCAAGCAGGTGACCGGCTGATGGGCGGCTTCAGACCCGACCACGCGGCCATCGCGGCCCTGGTCCATGAGGAGTTCGTCCAGGCCGACCTGCACGAGCGCGCCGCCCGTGTGGTGGAGGTCGCCAAGGCCAACGCGCCTGTGGAGACCGGGCGGTACCGGGACTCGATCCATGCCGAGGACGGCCCTGACGGATCGGTCCTGATCGTCTCGAACGTCGACTACGCGGCAGTGGTCGAGCTGGGGACGAGAGACCGACCCGCCCACCACACCATCGCCAACGCACTCGATGCAGCAAGGAACTGACCATGGCCAAGCTGAAGCTCGCCTTCGCCCACAAGGGCCGTCAGCCCGGCGACGTCGTGGACGTGCCGGACGAGGACGTGAAGGAACTCGTGATGGCCGGGATCGGCCACCTGGAGGGCGCTGAGCCGGTTCTCCGGTTCGGCAGGCTCCCCGAGGTCGCCCAGCCCGTCCAGAAGGCTCCTGAGGCCCCTGCGAAGCCTTCCAAGGCCGCGAAGGCCCCGGAGGCCAAGGCCGAGTAGGAGGCCGCGGTGACCACTCCACTGACCGCTCTGGTCTTCCCGGACGTCGAGGAGATGGTCATCAACCAGATCCTGGACGTCCTCCAGTACGAGGCCTCCACCGTGAGGCCCGAGGGCGACGCCTTCACCGAGGCGCTGCCCTTCGTCCAGGTCACCCGCATCGGCGGCACCCGGACCACCGGGACCTTCATGGGCCGCCGGGTGCACGACGATGCCCGGGTCTCCCTGGACGTCTACGCCGCCTCCCGGGTGGAGGCTACCGACGCGATGGCCCAAGTCCGGGCCGCCGTCGAACAGATGCAGGGCACCTCCAGGAACGGCGGCTTCGTGCTGCGCACCTGGGAGGAGACCGGGCCGGCTGTCCGTCCCGAGGAGCCCAACTCCAACGTCACGCGCCTCGGCTACACGGCCGGGCTCCGCGTTCGACCTGCCTGACCCGCGATCCGCCTGGGCCTCTCCAGGCTCCATTCCCAGCCCGTTCGGAGGGGCTCCAGCATGCCCATCTTCGTCCAGGCGTCACCCAGTCAAGGAGAAGCAATGGCTGACGACACTCAGGTGAGGGTCGGCGTCAAGGGCGCGTTCTACGTGGCTCCCGTCGGCACCACCGCTCCGACCGACCCGTACTCGCCCTGGGGCACCGGGTGGATCGACCTCGGCAACGTCTCCGAGGACGGTCTGACCGAGGCGCTCAACGAGAACCGCCAGCAGTTCAAGGCCTGGGGCCGCACCGGTGCGGTCCGCACCCAGGTGACCGACCGGGACGCCACGTTCAAGATCACCTTCATGGAGACCAGCGCCTGGACGCTGGCGCTCTACTACGGCGTGGACATCGCCGACATGACCTCCTCGGGTACCGGCGCCTCCCAGTTCCTCTCCTTCGCGGAGCCCCAGGCGCCGCAGCCGATGTACTACGCGCTCGGTATGGACGTCATCGATGACGACAAGCCGATGCGGATCATCGTCGCCCGCGCCGAGGTCACCGACAAGGCCGACCGCGCCTACAAGTCGGACACCAACCAGGCCTTCGAGCTGACCTTCACGTCCCTGACCGCCCCGAACGGCGGCAGCTCGATCACGCGTCAGTTCGGCCTGGTCGCCCTGCCGTCCTGACGTGCAGTGGTTCATCGCCTATGCGGTGACGTCTGCATTCATCCCATGACCACTGGCCGGAGCGTCCTTCGCGGGTCTGCGCTCCGGCCAGTGCTTTGACCCGCGAAGATCCGCGAGAAGCAGGAGCACGACCATGAGCAAGCCGAACCGCAAGCGCCTGAACCTGGAGACCCTCCGCGCCCAGCGCCTGGAGGCCCAGGGATCCAAGGAGATCGAAGTCGAGCTGGATGACGAGAAGTTCATCTTCCCGTGCGCGGCCTGGTGGCCGATGAAGCTCGTCAAGCAGATCCGAGCCCTGGAGAAGGACGAGAACAGCGACGCCACCGACATGCTCGCGCTGATCTCCAGCCGTGAGCAGGTGGACCGCCTCATCGACCTGGGCCTCACCCTGGGTGACTTCATGGACATCCAGGAGGCGATCCAGGGCGACATGGGTGTGGGCTCGGGGGAATCGACCAGCTCCTCGAACTGATCGAGGAGCACCCCTCCGAACTCCGGGCTGACATCGCCAGGTACTTCCCCGGCCGGTCCCTGAATGAGTTCCACCGCAACGAGTCCGGCGACGGCTCGATGTCGTGGCTGGAGCTGTGGGAGTTCGTCCAGGCGCTGCCGTACGACTCGATGACCCGCTCTTCCATGGCCGGAGACCACACCCGGCGCCGGTGGACCGAGATGCACTACATGCAGGCCAGCGCGCTGAGCCTCATGCAGTACATGACCCAGGTCCTGTGGGCGGCACACCTGGAGGGCAAGCCACCCAAGCTCGTGCCCTGGTCACTGCCGGACCTCCGCACCCCCGAGCAGCTCGCCGAGGACGAGGCCCGCAAGGCCCGTGAGGCAGCCCGCTGGGCCCAGTACAGAGCGGCGACGCGTCCCGGGGCCACACCGGATCCCGAGTACGCCCGGCGCCTCGCACAGGCCCGTGAGGAACATCTCCGGCTCGCGGCACAGGGCCAGCCGGCCCAGACAACTGAACAGGGGGAGCGATGTCCACCAACGTCGGATCCGTCGTCGCAAGCATCGTTCCCGACGTCTCGGACTTCGCCTCCCGCGCCACTGCCGCACTGACCCCGCAGGTCGATCGCCTGGGCCGGAACCTGGGGCAGTCCCTGTCCCGGTCGATGGCCCGGGCGCTCGACTTCTCGGGGATCGACAGTGCCCTCCGCCGCTCCCTGGACGTGGCGGAGGCGTCGGCGGCCAACAAGGGCCGTCAAATCGGCAAGCGGTACGGCCAGGCCATGAAGGCCGGGCTCTCCGAGGAGCTGCGCGGCCTCCAGGGCTCCCTGGACGTCCGTATCCGCCCCGTCATCGATCGGTCCGCCTATCGGGCCGTACAGGCCGATCTGGACGTCCTCACGAGGCCCCGGACGGTCACCATCAACGCCGATGCGGACACCCGCGTGGCGGCCGACGATCTGGCGCTCCTCACCCGGCCTCGGTCGGTCACGGTCAACGCCAACGCGGACACCACGGCGGCAGCGGCCCGGTTGGCCGACCTCGCCCGGAACCGCACGGCGACGATCCACACGAACGTCAACGGCTCCCAGGCCGCCCAGGCGGAGGGCCTGTTCTCCCGCATCACGGGGGCGGCCTCTGGGGCCGGTGGAGCTGTGGCAGGCCTGGCCTCCAAGGTCGCCCTCCTCGGCTCCGCCGCGCCCCTCGTGGGCTCGCTGGTCAACGTCGTGGCGGCCATCGCCCCGGCGGCAGCCCTGGCGGTCCCTGCGGTTGCGGCTCTCGGCTCGGCCTTCGGTGCCATCAAGCTGG